ATCATCATCCGGGTCCCATGCGAAAACAACAGGGTTACGGGTTGCATACACAGTAGTAATGGCTCCGCTATACCCTTCTTCAAGAATGTCAACCTGATGGGAGACTCCCAGAAGGTCGGTATAGGTATTGCGGTATTTTACTCCGTAGCTCATCGCTTACCAGTTAAGGTGTTGTAACTTGTGTTTTCATCTTTCATAATGGCAACCAGGTCTTTGCCTGCACGCCTCCATATTAATTCCATGGACCTGTTTGAACTGTTTAAACTTGAATAGGCACTGGAAGAATATCCGGCTCCTGAATAATTAGATCCGGATTCTTTGGGAGGAGAGTTTGATATTGCTGATAATGCAGCTCCAATAGCAACCAACGCTCCACCCGCAACTATTTTTGTAACCGGGTCGGCAGTATATAAGGCTGTTAATGCAACACCGGAAGCTATTAAAAGGGATCCAAATTGCTGTGCCCACTGCCCCAACGCATTGAGCATATCTTTTCCAAAATTTGACCAATCACCTGTTGCGAAGGCTTCACCAATACTTGTGGCGAATGTAGTTATCGCTCCTTCGATAAGCTGTTCGAGCGCATCACTAACAGATTGTGAAAACGCTGCAATGTCTGCCTTCATCTTTTCAAGTTCAGGAGTCATGCCCGCACTCATCGCTTTGAAGTTTTCAGAAACTCGCTGGGCTAACGTTGGATCGGTTAATACTCCAAGTTGTTTTTGAAGTTCGGAGTCCATTGTTTTTCCAAACCCTCCATAATTGAAATCTGATGGCGTGGAGGCAACAACTGCAGGTACATCACTACCTGATTTATCACCTTTGAATATTTGATTTTTTAATCTGCTATTTTCAACAGCAAACTTTGAATTGGCATTAAGCGCATTACCCACTGCATTAATGGAGGCAACAGCATCGTCGAGCTTCACATCATTTAACTTCCCAAACTTGTAATACAATGATGCCATTAACTTGTCCACGCCATCTAACCCGGCAAGGAATTCGTCTTTGTTGTAAACAACTGTTTTGTTTGTTTCTTCAAACTTCTTTTTTGCTGCATCATATTTCGCCTGAACACCGTTGAAAATTGCTTCGTATGAATCGCTATACTTCAACAGTATTTGGTAAATATCTTCTTTTGGCATCCCGCTTACGTCGGCATACAGGTTCAATTTTGCATCCCTTTCCCGGTACGCATTAGCCAAAACTTTCTTATTGAAATCTTCCTGGTTCTTGGTGTACTCGGCAAAGAATGCTTTCTGCTGGGTAATGGTATATTTGCCTGTGCGGTCTCTAAGTTTTTCAAGCAATTCAAATTGCTTTCCTTCGAGCTGGGTTTGCTGAATACTCATGGACCGTCGAACGTCACCCAGCGCATCCATTTCGGAAGCAAGGTTTCTGGCAGACTCGATGGATTTATTTAAGCCATCAATGAAGTTGGTCCAGTCTCCGCTGCTTATAGCAATGAAGAAATTATCCATTCCTTGTTTTAACCCGGCAACAGTCTTATCAAATGCATCGGCTGTGAACTGGGTGGACTGAATAACAACTTCGGCACTTTTAACAGCACCGGCAACAGCAGCAAATGCAGCGGCAAACTTCAGAGCCATAGATTTTGCAGAACCACTTAATGATTCAAGATCCGATTTGCTCTTACCCATCTTCTTTTCGAACACCTCGGTGTCCATTCCAAGAAGTACTGATAATTCGCCGATTGTTTTCTTGCCTGCCATTAGTTCAACGTTTTCGGAAACTTACTTAATATGTCCTCTGTTGGTTTGGGCGGAGGAGACTCCCATGGAAACACGCATATTGAATACACACTCTGAATCTTCGAACCCATTACCCCGGCAAAATTGGCTGTTAACCACCGGGTGCGTTCCCATTCTGCCTGACTCGTTTTCAATATAAGATCCGCTTCTTCCTTTCTTCCCCTGGTCTCTTCATCCATTCTGTACAGAAGCTCACGTAATGTGTATCTTTTGAGCTCCCAGGGATGGAGTTTTAAAAACCCTATTCCCATTTTATGAATTGCATCCCAGGTTATTTCAACACCCGCTTCGTCTACTTTTTTTTTGATGCATCGGCTTTAGGCATTCCTTCTGCCAGGGCTGTCATAAATTCTTTCCAAAGGTCGAAGTCGGTTGTAAGCCACTTGCCTACATCCCTGAGAGTGAAATCAACAGGGATATTTGATTCTTCAGCACCTTCCTTCAAACCTGCATAAGCCAGTTGTCTGAGCTGGTCCATGTTCATCGACAAAGGGTTTCCCATCATTTCAAAAATCGAGGCAAGACTTGTATTGGTTGCTGTATTAAAATCAGCAAGCGCATTAAGGTCGTACAATACCGGGCGAGCTTTCCCGCCTATTTCAATCGTTTTCATAGTTGGTTAGCGTTTAGGTATTTGTTGATTTAGTAAGGTCTGAGGATCCTTTGATACTATAATCGTACGTACTGTTTTCGTGATCAGGAAAGCTTAATTTTAAACTCTCCACGTAACCGGTTCCTGCATAATCAATGTCGCCTGGATTCTCTGTTGAAAAACGAACGGTTAAAAGAGTACCTGCCTTCCAAGCATCAAATAAATCTTCAGCCGAATAACCTTGGTCAAAAGTGAAATGACCATTACCTGAAGCGGACCAGTTACGACGGGCGGGTTTTACCGTGTCGAAATCTCCGGTACCGGCATTGTTCATGTCGAGCATGTTCACACCCATATCCAGGTTAACACCTTTCATTGCTCCGATAAGAACATTAGAAATGTATATACCCATTAAGTGTCCGCTGATAACTCCTGTTGTCTGTGCCATTGTATTGTGTATTTAAAGTATTAAAGTGGATGTACTGTTTTCACCTGGTCGGTTGTTCCCTTTATGGAAAAATCGAACGTGCTGTTTTCATGATCCGGAAAGCTTGCCTTCAACGATTCGATATAACCACTTCCTGTGAAGTCTATATCATCGTTTACACCTGTTGTGAACTTGCACACTAAAAGCGTACCGGCTTTCCAGGCATCGAATAGATAAGCCATGTTGTATGTCTGGTCAAACATAAAGTGTCCATTACCTGAAGCGGACCAGTTACGACGGGCGGGTTTTACCGTGTCGAAATCTCCGGTACCGGCATTATTCATGTCAAGCATGTTGGTTGCCAAATCGAGGTTTACGCCTTTAATGGCTGCAATGAGATGTGTTCCAACGTACAATCCCATCACGTGTCCACTTATAACTCCTGCTGTCTGTGCCATGGCTATTTATTTTTTTTAGTTTTTTTAATTTCAACTTCAACGAGCTCAATGGCATACCCTTCAGCAATAAGTTGCTTGCCAAATTCACCGGTAACATCCATTTGTTTGCCAACGGGTTTCTCGGTGGTGTTGAGCATATACGGTTTAATAATTCTTACTTTCATCGCTTCAGAGTTATTTTATAATCGAGTGCTTTATGATGAACTCCGGTGCCTTCCGGAATATAATTCTCTCCAATAAAAGAGCAGCGTTCTATGGTTACACTTTGCGCCGTTCCTTTGTATTCATCCAGGGCGGTTCGTACGGCAGCTGCCATAGTTTCCATTGCCCGGTATGTTGTGTTAAAAACGCTTACCTGAAAGCGCATATCATCGAGCGTGCTTGCTCCCGATGCATTAGAAGCCGGTACATTGCTTATTTGAAAGAACACGATATATGGAAGAACAACAGCTTCTGGTGCCATGCCTGGATAAACATTTGCAGTTATCGTTTTTAAGCGGTCGTATATGGCATCAATTAACATTCGTAGCGTGTTTATCTATGTACTTTTCAATTGAGTCCCAAATGCTTTTTGCAAAGGTCTCCTGTATTTCAGCTTGCGTTTCATCAAATGCAGGGCGCATAAAAGGGCGTGCAGGCTGATCCGCTCTGTATCTCCTGGTACCTGACATCCCTTTGGTGTTCTTTTTCTTCCGGAACTTCCCGATACCACTCACTCCAAATTCAATGTAATGAGCATACCAGGGATCCTTTGTTCCAACCACGAAGGCTGTCTCTCCATCCATTGCAATTACCTGTCCGCCTTTCTTTTTTGGTCCTATACCTATGGTGGCTCCATCTCTGCTCTGGTAATTAATGGTAATGCTTTGCCCCACTGTTTTGGAGTAACCCATTACTTTGCTGCGTGCCGATTTTATCAAGGGCTTTGAAGCTTTCCTCAAGCCCGCTTTTACAATACTCTTTGCATACGACTTTGTTGACAATCCTTCCAGCACCTTTTCAAGTTCCTTAAAACCGTCGAGTTGTATGCTTTGAGCCATGTTATTTATCCCTGTAAAGAACTAAGTTCGTTGCACTGGTACCGGTTGCATATACCTGTATGACTTCACACTTTACTTCATACCCGTCGGGTACTGAGCCAAAGGTTAAATCATCGCCCGATACGGTTTTTACTTTCAGCGTTCCTCCCGTTCCAACAAACAGCGCTCCCGGCTTTACGAGTTCTACTGTATCTGATGGAGTAACAACAACGCCGTAATCTGTAATTGCTCTCATTCGTTTGATTTTTGAATGGTTTGAATTTCTGTGAATTCGTTATTGCCAATTTCTTTTACTCCTGTAATCTCCCAGTACTTGCTATCGAAGCTTACCCGCATATTCGCAAGGATTGCTTTTTTGCGGATGATGAAGAGCCTTGTAACTGTCATTACTTCCGTTCCCTCTGCTTTGCTTTCCGATGCACTTACATCCACAATCTTTGCATAGGGTGAAGCGAATGTTGTCCAGGAACCCGAAAGTTCTCCCCCGGCATCTTTCGTTGT